CAATACATTGTTGTAGAGCAGCCCAACCAATGTTATTATTTTCAACCACCAATAAAGCGTTATTATATTCTGTGGCAACATTAACACATAAGTTACCAAAATCTTTTGTAGATAATCTACCTTTATATTCTGCCACTTGTTCCATAGACTCTATTTCCATAACATGAAATGCAGAATAATCTGTTCCATCACCTCTACTTACATCAGCACTTAAAACATAATCCTTTGTATAGTCAGGCGACTTCCATACCCAAAGGTTGCTGTCTATTCCTCTCTTTTCCAATGGATCTTGAACCTGATTTTGTCTATATTCTTCTAATATCACACCATCAATTACAGATTGACCAGAAGTAATAAAATCACAATCACATTCTTGAGCAGCTAAAGAAGGACCTAATAGTTTATCCTGTTCAGATCTCCACTCATCATCTCTTTCTGGATGTAAATTCCAATGTAACCTTATAAAGTTCCAATCATTCGTTCCATTTTCAGCACCTTCCCAAGTTTTGTGAAACCAATTACCCACACCATTAGGTGTAGATAGCGCAATACATTTTCCACCAGTAGATAATGTCTGTGAAGCAGCAGCCCATATTGTTTCAATTTTATCAATGAAAGCAGCCTCGTCTAATATTAGTAATGATAGAGCTTCTGACCTACCAGCCTCTTCACCACTCGCAACTGCTTTTACTTGAGAACCATTTATGTATCTCAATGACAGCTTGTTATCCTCAACACATTTCTGTTTTAACCAACTTGGTAAGTTAGCATGCATAACTCTAACCTTAGTTACCAAATTTTTAGCAGTATCTTGTTTAGTGGCAATTACCAATATATTTTTGTCACTATGAAAAGTCATCATCCACAAAGAATATCCAGCAGTAAGTGTTGATAATCCTAATTGTCGAGCTTTAAGTATAACATTAAATCTATGTTCTTCAAAAGTCTCTAAAGATTTTTCTTGATATTCATATAGATGAAATGGAACTTTACCTTTAATCGGATGTTGAACAACACAATACTTTTTCAAAAAGTATACAGGATCTTTAGCACACTTTACATACTCTTTTTTAATGACTTCTTTTATAGGAGCATTTTTCATTATATTTTTCCTAATATAAATCCTATACCCAACCAAAGGTATTGATTTTCATACCATTTTGGTTGAAGTGTTTTTATAAGTTCTTCATTAGTCTTATCACGTGCTTGTAATAATTGAATCTGTTTACTCTTTGCTTCTGATAGGACTTCTTCCACTTTAGCATACTCTTCTAATTCTGCTATTAATTTTTCACCATCAGAAATAACAACTTTCTGAGATTCTATTAATGAATCTGCTTTTGCTAATTTACCTTCCCATTGTGCATCACGAGCTTTTAACATTTCTAATGCTTCATCATAAGTAAATGTCTTTGGTGTCTTTCCATCTTTCCTTATTTCTTGACCATCTATCATCGATAAAACAAAAAATGATATCAAGAAGTATTTTAGTATTTTCATATTACCCATTTCGTTTTAAAACATATACTATTCCAGTAGACTGCGCTGAACCAGATACATTCTGTACGCTAAGTTCATGAACTGTTCCTGCGGACAAACTATTAGCAACAATTGTACCGCCCTCTGATAATTGTATTATTTGATTTAGTTGTTCTCCAATAGCAGCACTACTACTTACTAGTACGCCGCCCCATATAGCACTTCCTGTAAAAGATACATTTTCAACAGTTACCGTTTCTGCAGCAGACCATCTACCTGGATGACCCTGGTTTTGGAACACATTATAAGCAGATGGTGCCTCATGCATATCAGCCATTTTATTTCTCCCTATTTTTTAGCAAATTGTCTCAAAAAATCTTCAGCTGATTCGACTTCGTCATTATCATAAGCCTCTTGCATCTTTTGAGTTTTCTTTTTACTATTAGTTAATTTTCTTTTTAAGTTACCAACCTCTTTTTTAGAAGAACTTTTAGCTTCTTCTAATTCTTTGATTTGTTTTTCAACTTTTTTCTCTTCTTTTTTGTTTTCTTTGATAACCTTTTTAAGTTCTTTTACTTTTTTACTTTTAGTAGCATTAGCTGCAAAAAGACCACCAACTAAACCTAAGAATCCAAGTATTAATTTCCAAATTTTCATTCTACACTCTCCAATTCATTTAAAACTTCTGTAAATTTTTTTATAGCTTCATCTGCTTCTTTACGAACTTTATCCATATCAACATCCCATTTTTCTTTTTCTAGTTCAGGATAATCAACTCCAACATTATTATAAAATTCTGGACTTTTCATATTTTTCCATTCTTCAATAGCCTGAATTTGGTCTTTGATATAAGCAATTTTATTTTCTCTTATTTTATTTTCTTCCCATTCTTTATATGTTCCAGCAATACGAAGTTTATTTTCAAATTGTATTTGACAATCAAAACAGTGACCAAATATTCTCCAAAACTTATCATCAAGTCTTTGTTTCATTACCTTTTTACAATCTGGACAAAACCAAGGCATTCTAGCCTCTTTCATAATATCGGTTAAATGACTAATCTTATCACCACCCTTTTCTTTAGAACCCTCATATCCTACCATAACTCTTTTCTCAGGTGTCTGTCCTTTTAATAAAGATCCTAATACTTGATTTTGTCTTTCTGCTTCTTTACTATATCCCATAACCTACTCCTATACGAATTTTAACATACCTAATATTTGATTTGCTGGTGCAAATGCTCCAGTATATTTATATAACTTATTTTTAAACATAAATGTAATACCCTCACTTGGAACTACAGATTTTAAACCACCTATAGCATTTAACCTATCCAACTGAATCTTTAGAGTATTTAATACTTTTGGATCTGTAGATGTTTTTACCTTACTAATAGCGCTAACTAAATCTTTCTTTATCTTTTGTGCAGCTTGAGATGGATTAGCAGCTATAAAATCTTTAAGATTAGAAAGTATTTCAGCACCCAACTCAAAGAAAAGTACTTCCCAATCTCTAATGTGTTGTTTTTGTAATTTTGCATGATCCATTTTATCTGTTGTTAAAAACCAATCTAAAAATTTTGGATAATCTTTTAAATCTTTCCTAATTTGTGGTATCTTATACGACTTATCTAAAAATGCCCATCTCCTTACAAGCTTTACAAGAATATCATTATTTGGATTAGGATAATCAGTTTGTTTTGCGCCATTATAAATATACTCTTTCCAATAAGCTTGGTGATAATCTGCTAATGTATCACTATCTTTTAGACTATATTGACTTTGTAATCTACCCAATTTACCTAAAAAATAACTTTGCCTTTGTGCAAAGTTTTTAACTTTTGGCAATTGAGCTATAAATGGACCTTTAACAGTAAATGTTTTTTGTACATTTTGATTTATTTGTTTTATCATTCCAGCTAACATTCCTGCACTTCCCCTATCTGAACCAATTGGTGATCCATTAGCATCATATTCAATAGTTCCATGAAATTGTAATAGAGACTTATCATAAGGTATTACATTTGCTGTCTTTGGATATATCACTTCCAACGACATAAACTTTTTACCATTTCCAAACACCTTATCTTTTTGTTTTTGACTTAACCCACCAATTGCTTTTTGTAAATCTCTCATAGCATATACAAATGCTTTCTCAAGATCACCTCTTCCAGCAAACATAGATTTTACGCCATTAATATCTAATGATGCGGCACCATGATTTTTAATATGACCTTTATTTCTTGCTGCTCTAAGTTTACCATCCTTCCAAGTAATCATAATATTTTGACCATCTGTTTTTTCCGTAACTGTTCCTTCATTACTAAGATTACCTTGTAGTGTATTAATAATTAGTGTCTTAAAGTCCCCAAACGATAAATTTTTATCATCAAAGGGATGATTTAGGTGTCCATAAGCTCCACCCATAAGTAATAACTCCTTTTCTTTACTTCTTTGTCTTAATTGATTTTGTGGATTAATTTGTTCATTAACTGGTTCAATAACATTATTTATTACATCAGAAAAATTATCATTTATATCATAACTATCTCCATCAGCACCAGCTGCAAATAAAGTACCAATTATATTATCAATAGCAGCTTCAGTTCCCATCCAATCAACTATATTCCACCCCAATGGTTTTACTACATCTTCCATCCAATTTTTATATTTTTTTACTGCTGATGTAGAACCTTTAGCTTGACCATGATCTAAATAAGTTAATGGTACAGATGTATAATGTTTTTTTCCTTTTCTTCTATTATATGTATCAACTGCCTTTGCTACATTTTCTTCTGGCTTTATAATACCATCTTTAAGCATATAGTCCAAAACCGTCCAACCGGCTTTTTCATATATTGAATCTAACCATTCTTTAGAAGTTTTTTTATAAGCACCTAAACTTTGATAATAGGTTGAAGGACCATCATCTAAATTTCCCGCAGGTGTTCCTGTAACTTCTATTAAAAATTCTTTTATTAATTCATCTGTGAGTTTATAAGATTCAAATAACTTTTTGAATTTATTTCTCATCATATTATAAACACCTTTATCAAAATACCCAAATGTTTTTTTGAAAAGTTTTTCTCTTTCACTATCATCAATTTTTGGATTTCCGAGTAAGTTCCTAACCTTAGTTCCACTAATACTACCAACTTGCGGCGCAGTTAAAATATAACCATGTTCATCGAATCCTTTCATATCCTTTGTATATGGTTTAAAATATTTTCCACCCAATCTTCCAGCATCCTTAGTTCCAACCACATAAACAACTGCTGTAGTTTTTGGATCATATTTTTTTAATAAATTCTTCGCAACATAAGGTGACTTTTCCATAACAATACGATTTGATGGAACTCCCATTTTTACCATGTGTCGAACTTTTTCTTTGAAATTCATTGGGTGTCTTGGTGGCATTTTTAAATCAGACGTGGTTATATAAGCATCATCCACTCTACCCTTCAACCACTTATATGTAGCTAAATGACCTGGATGAAATGGTTGGAATCTACCACCGAATACTCCAACTACCTTTTTAATTTTTTGTTCTTTCAAATTGGTCGTAATATCCCCACTTTCAACAACTGAATATACGAATTCTTTCATGTATTTGTCAAGGTTTTTTTTAACTTTTTCTTTATTCATCATCACTTTGTTTTTAGATTTATTTTTATTAATCTTCTTACGACTTGGTGATGGTAATGTTCCAGCTGGCGCTCCAAAATCTTCATCATATACATTTGCTTTTTTAACTAATCTAAATTTTAATGCAGGTCTACCATTGATAAGTAAATCACCCTTCTCATTCCAATCAATATTTTTTATTACAACTTTTTTATTCTTAAATTTACCCATTTTAACTGTATCACCAACTTTAATTGGTAAATCTATATTCTCTTTTAAAATCTGTTGTTTTTTAATCCACTTTTTACCTCTTGGATTTTGTATAGGTCTACTTATGAATTTAGCAATTCCTTGTTTCATTATAGCTTCAAATTTCTTTTGAGCTGCGTCTGGATCTAAAGTATCATTATTATTTACTAATATAAAATTACTACCAAATAAACCTCTAAATTTCTCTTTATTTTTTTGAACATCTTTCCAAGAAGTTTCTACAATATGTGGTTTCAGTTTTCTTGGTCTTTCCATATTACGAGCTTGTGCAATTTCTAATGAAGTATCTACAAAAACCATATAGGTGTCATAACCGATTTCTTCCAATCTCATTTTCTGATTTCTCAATTTACCATACTTATGACCAGTACCATCGATAATCATTCCTAATCTACCATTTTCATATTTTTTTTGTTGTGTTACTGTTATATCTTTTGCATATGCCCTCAAACCACTATAATCTTCATAATTGGGATCAGTAAGTTGTCTAAATAGTTCATCTGGCATATCATCTAAGTCTGTACCAAATCCGTATTTCTTTAACATAGATTCAAGAGCTCTATCTTGATTTACTAATTTCATACCATATGCAGAAACACCTACACTCTTTGGAATACCAAAAAGGTTTGAAGCAACGAAACTTTTGCCACTTCCAGGTCCACCAGCAAGAAATACTGCTTTGAGAATTCCAGGGTCTCTTACACCCTCTTCAATCAAAAATGGTTCTGTTAGATATTGAGTAAGTTTGTTCATATATTCCTAAATATAGTTATTCATATATAAATATAAGAATTGGTAATTATCCACAATGAAATGTAACAGCAGCTTTATGTCTTTTATAAGCACTACCGCTGTATTCTATCGTATCACTAATGTTATCCCAATCTATACTTTCTAAACATTTAGCTACGGTTTTAGAACGTAATATATCATCATCTTGCTTTCTACCATAACCTTTGATTACTGAACTTTCTATGTAATCCCCATTTTCTATTTCACCATTTATATTTGTTACCCAAACTGAACCCTCTCCGATTGAGTTTGTGTGAAGATGAAAATTACCAGAACCTGTTGGATAAGTTTTAGCATATCCAGTAAATGAAGGTTTCATAGTCCACCCATTTTTAAGAT